ATCTTCTGTCCATGATATTCTGGATGAGCACAAAACTCTGTAGTATATTCTTTTTCGCCAAGATACTTCATTTGATCAGCAGGAATCGAGTTATCCCTGAGTATCGCCTGTAGTTGCATATGTTGGAGCATCCAAGTATCTGGTACTTGCATTGGTTATTGATAACTACGATTATTATATCACAGTTCTGGTCTTTGTCAACCAGGTGGTGTAGGATCTTCGTTTACGTATGGTATTGTACCGTTCGGTCTTATAACGTATGCTTTTATATAATGGTCTGCATCTGGTACATTCTGTGGTTGTGGGAACCAATCAAAACAATAGTCTGTTGCTTGTAATTCTGTTACGAAAGCATAGTATGTATGTGTTAGTTCAAATATTCTATCAATCTCTGCCTCTGGTATAATACTATCATAGTATGCGAGTACAGTTGCTTTCTTATCTGCTGCTAGTGTATGGTATTTACTGTTATCAATTACCATTAAGTATTTCTCTGTTACCTTTGCATAGTCAGCAATTAACATGTCCGTTGATTTAGGATTTAATGATATTAGTGGCATAATTATTCTCCGAAGTCTCCTTCATCAATCATCTTGAGTATATTATCAAGTGAGTTGTCACCTGTATTAGGATCAAGACTTGTATTTGGTCTTGAAACACTGGTAACAGGCATTTCATCTATTGATGCTGTACCTATTGCTAGTGCGAGATAGTTTACTATTCTAGTTGAGAACTTACTGTAAACTGATTGTGGTATAGTATAGAAGTGTGATACATCATCAAGATAAGTTAAACTATCAGCAAGTTTAGTGTGTTTTGTTGGTGTGATGGGGAATACCACTGTGTTAGCAGCAGCATTTTTCTGATCTGCAGGAATATCTCTTAATTTCTGTCTATATGTCACCCACTTCGCTTTCTCATCTGCAGATAGAGGAGCGTCACCGAGCTGTGTCCAATCACTGTCCATTAATAAGAAGTTTCTCATTAATACAATTTTAGTCCAGTTGATTATTGTTGACTTAGCAAATGATGCTGCTAGTGCACGTTCTAAATCGTTCTCTTGTCCTACTCTATACTCTGTAAACTTTTCAATTAACCTTGTATATAAATCATTGACCTCTGTTGGAAATGGTGATAGATCAAATTGATATGATATCCATTTATATACACCAGTCTTTTGATTACGCTGATACTTTGTCTTGTTCATCTTGACAGTATTATCTTTATACTGTACAAATACTTCTAGTTTATCGTTGTCAGAATCCCACATAGGATATAATATTGGAACTATATCACTAGTCCAATAATCATCGTCTATAGTTTTCATTACACCTTCAAACTGAATAGTCTTATCAAAGGCATTCAAGTATAGTGATGTTTCTGATGGTGATGCTATAGTTGCCATTTATAGTGCCTTAATTAAATACTTTACCCTATGGTATTTAGTGATGAGAGGAATGTTATTCTCTGCAGTCACGGTTGCAGTCGTAGTAATAGGTGTAGACGATGACATTGTAAATGTACCATCAGTAACTGTGAGAGCTGCACCAACTGCTGATACTTCTCTTCTTACCTGATCAATACCATCATCAGTGTTGATAGGATTACCACCTACATCCACGTTTCCTAGCATTGTTGCACCACCAGTAGATACAAATGTGTTAACTGTTGTTGGATCATAGAATAATGTTATTCCTGCTAATCCATAATTGTCAACTGTCTCTGTTGCTGTTTGATATACAGGTCCTCGATCCTGTTCTAGGATCAGAGTTACCTCATTATCTCTCATTGAATCTCCTTCAGCAATAGGAAGATCTATTGCTTGCCATTGTGGTGAATTATTTGATGCTAATAATATTTGACTGAATAATGTGACATTATTAGATGATCCTTTTTTATAGAATATATTTAATGCCTGATCTGGATTTTCTCCACCATTTTGATCACTACCTCTGATTACAGTAAATCTAATTGCGTTAGCATTTGTTAGATCAAATTGTCCTACCTCTAACTGTCTCTTACCCGCTGCATCTGATGCATTGCCTGTAAATTCTATGTACTGTTGAATTTTTCCATTGGTATTAAATGGTATTACAGTACCAGCAAAACCAGTGTCATTTCCAGTTCCTATACCAAATTGTCTTTGTTTAATTCCTTCATCTGTTGATGATAACCATACATTTGCATCATATGCTACTCCTTGTGGATCACCACTAGTATCACACTCATAATATTTTCCTGTTGGATTAGTAATATCACCAGGCACCTGAGTTCCTTCTTCTTGTCCGAAGTATCTTACTTCTATTTTACCATCAAGACCATTTGTACCACTACCACCACCATTACCATTATCTTGTAAGTTAACTGTAACGTTAGTTGTTATTCCTGTGAATATTATGGTGCATTTACCACCTTGACCAGCTCCACCACCTACAAGATCATAGTAAGTTTCTGTACTTGAGAATTGTATTGTTACATATCCTCCGTCTGTTGGCAATGCACCATCACTTGATTCAGATACACCACCAGACCAATATGTTGTTCTATATGCAGATATACCTCTATTACCACCAGTACCACCACCATTACCATTATGTCCAACACCCGCTTGTCCACCAACACCACCAGGTGTTACGTTGATGATACCACAGGAGGATCCACCTCCTCCACCACCACCAGCTGAGCATCCACCTGATGAACCATTTCCACCATTAGCAACGTCCAAAACTCCAGATGTAGCAACCATTGCTTGTGCAGGTCCAGCAGCATCTCCACCAGGATAGCAACCATCAGTAGTTCCACCACCGTTGTAACCACCACCTGATCCTCCACCACCACCTCCACCGCCAGCTCCAGCGATTAGAGTTCCATTATAGTATAAACCAGAACAACCACCACCAGATCCACCAGTAGCACCATTACCCCATGCTCCTTGTCCACCAATACCAGAGAGACATCCCGATGCACCAAGAACAGAACCAGAATTACCACTTGGTTCTGATCCTGTACCAACACCACCAGGAAATGGAGGTCCCCATGGTTGTCCTGTAGCAGGGTCATTACCAGTTGTTCCTTGATTATTGTCTCCTGACCTTCTGTTGAAACCAACATTACCACCTTGTCCTAGTTCCCAACTAAGAGTTCCAGCACCATATGTTAGTGTACCAACTAATCTTGATCCTCTACCACCATATCCACCAAGTGCACCAGTCTTACCTGTTAATGCTGTTGGCCAACCTGGCCATTGTCCTGAGCATCCAGAGTTGGCGTTGGCATTACCCGCACCACCTCCACCACCTGATACTATGACTGTTATGTTTCTTGAAATCTCAGTCCCAGATGGTGTTGGTATTTCCCATGAACCATTTGATGTATATGTTACTGCTGCTTGAGCAATTGAGCTCTGTTTTATTTGTGCAGTTCCATCACCACCTCCACCAAATCCTAATCCACCACTAGCATCATTACTGCCATTACCTATATAACCACCATTTGTACCGTCAGCACCTACAGTTTGTGTGATTGTAAATCTAGAGTCATTTGCTAACGCTGTGGGAATTTCAATAGTTCCTCCTGATCCTCCTGCTCCTCCACCAGTTCCTGGTGCAGTAGTTGTAGTTACTCCACCTGTACAGTCACCTCTAGAAGTAAATATGAGTGCACCAGTATCATTTCTGACTGCAGTAAATGCAATGCCACTAGGGTTATTATCCCAAGAGTTATCACCGTTAGGAGCAGCAGTGTTATTAACTCTAAATCTTAACTGATTCCAACCTTCAGTAAAAGTAGTTTGTCCATTAGATTGTCCAACTGTCCAAGTTACAGTTGGTGTATATGGTGGAGTTCCTGAGTTTACTGATGATGTTGCATTACCATGCTGCCATGTTCCATCAGGTCTATACCAATCAAGTTCACACTGACCATCACATGAGAATGTAATTGTGACACCAGCAGTAGCAAGAGTTGCATCTACTTCAATACCAACACCACCTTCTACCCAATTTCCTACGTTAGGGTCTGAACCTCCTGTTGGAACCACTGGATAAATCGCATTGTTCAACATAAATGTTGACCATACACTAGCAGCACCAGCAGAAATATTAGCTGATCCTACTGCGAGCCAATCCCTTGTTTGAAGTACCTGTTGTCCACCACTATTTCCTGCGGTTCCACCCTGTCCACCATTAACTTTAATGGTATAAAAAGTACCATCAACTGTTAAACCTATCTCACAATATCCTGCGGTTGCTCCATCTGTGTCACTATCTGCACCACCACCGCCTGGTGCTTGTATGTCTATAAAAGTACCAGTAACGTTTCCTTCACTAGCAGCTGGTGATGTTACAACTGCTGCACCTGGTGTTTCAAATATTTCTTCTTTAATAGTAATAGCATTGCCAGGTATATCATAAACTATTTGCTTTCCACCCACTAGTGTGTTGGTGTCAACCACATATGCTTGTGGAGGTGCTGTTATTTCTGTGTCAACAAAATAACCATTTGCTAATTTTACTGTTATAGTGCCTGTAGCAGGGGATGAACCAGGAGTTTCACCGTCTCTCGGTAATACATTAAAATTTGAATTACCAAATGCATCTGCTATGACTGTAAAATTACCACTATATGCACTGGGTGCTGCACCATTAACAGTTACTATATCATTTATTGATAAATTATGTGCACCATCTGTGTTGATAGTGATGTAACCAGTAGCACCATCATATGTCATTGAAGTGACATTTACACTTGCTGACTCAGATACCATGTATTGATATTGTGCATCACCAGTAGTTCCTGCTGTTTCACCGATACCATTAGTATTACCATATGTTGCTGTCTGTGTGTTCTGTAACGGTACACCAATCAAACCGTGTGCGTGACCAAGTGCACCACCAGCGGATCCATTTGGTTCAAATATTTCAATGTTTGCTCTACTATCAATATAATTAACTGCGAACTTATCAACCTCTGTAGGTCCTTGTTCTGATTGTTTAGTCTGATCAACTTCAACAGATAATATTCTGTGACCATGTGCAGGAGGGAATGGGAATGTGTAATCATCCATAGGTCCTACCTGATACTTGACAGTTCCTGTGATGTATGCAGAAATATCAGCACTTATCGAGGTATATCCAGTGGTTCTTACATCACCAATAACAAAAAACTCTCCACTATTAATTAATGAATCCTTAGCAATATACCACTGTCCACCAGTCTGTCCAACAAAGTTGTTAACTGCATTCTCTGGTGTTGATGTTCCTGCTCCATTTACGTTACCAAATCCAAGTATCTTTCTCTGTCTGTAATCTGGTAAGTTAAATGTACCAATATTATATGGATAGTCTGATAAATTAAATGACTTCTGTATTATAATAAGAGGATGAATATCACTACCTGTAAAATCTTTTGTATAATCTGATGATGTAACAGTTGATAGGTCAACATTATCTGGTAATGTTATTTCATATGCAAATTCATTAAGTTGTTGATTTGCAACAATATTTTCAGTTGGTTGTACTAATGAATAGAATGTATTCTGATTGAATATTCCAGCACTTGGAAATGCACCATATGGATTGGTCGCTGTTGAAAATCTAAACACCGAACCAAATGGATATGGTCTCTTTACATTTGCTTTGTTATTAGTAGGATCATAATAAAATTGGAAAAATAACTTGTTGTTTATAATATATGATCTTCTTAATCCACCTGGTTGGTTATTCTGTGTTTTTGCTACACTTTCAGAACCACCATATCTATTTTCAATAATACTGTATAATTCTGGATAATCACGAATGTTTAATGTCTTACCATCACAATATAAATGTTGTGGATATGTGTACTCAGGTTCTTCTGTTGCTAGATTGAGATCAGCAAAGACAGGAAGAATTGATCCGACAGGAGCATGGTTACCAGTCTTATCGGAAAAATAATTCGCAAATGAATTCCTGTATGTTGCCATCTTAATATTTAATTAAAAATTCTTGGACTAGAAATGGTTGTATGTAACCATCTGCTTTATTTTCTGCATTTACATCAATGTTAAGTGTTGATACTATATCACCACCAGGAATATATGCTGGTTGTGTCTTAACTTGATATGTATGTGGGTCTTGATTAAAAGGAACCAAGTGTTTATGAATACACTCATTACCAAACTCTTCAACATCATTAACAACATTGTTAAGAGCACCATATGTAACAGTATTTGCTGTTCCATCGAATGGTACTTGAGTCGCTTGTGCTACTAAAGATGGTGTATAGTTAGGTGTTACTGGTGCATATGCATTAGTACCAGAAATTGCACCATCAAATTGAGTACAATTAGCACCACCGATACCACATTGGTTATCAGTTTTACAAGACATCTCACCAAAATATGTAATATTTCCACATTGTCCTGAGCTAGCACCGCCAGGTACATAGATTGGATATCCTGTAGATGATTTCGTACCTAGAGTAGAACATTCAAATTGTAATATATTTCCTGTTGGATTACCAGATCCATCAGAATTCAACTCAGGAATATCACCAGGCATCAAACATTTAGATTGTTGATCAAAGGTACAACCTGACCAACAACCACCAAACCATGTGTGAACCTCAGGAGGAGGACTACTAAAGAATCCAAAACATGAAACTGTTTCTGTTCTTGTACCGTCAATAGTTGGACTTAACCTATTTGCAACCGTTTTAGATGCTACTGCCTTACATAATGGTTGGTCAGTATTGTTCATCCATGGCATAATACACAAAGTAGTTTTAGAGGTATATGAGTTTCTACCAAATAAACCAAATTCACTAACTGGTGATGCAGTTCTTGATCTTCTACCATCATGGAAGTGAGCATGTGGTTGGAATGCTGTTTGTAGTACCTCTGTTTCTTCTGTATAGTTACCACTAGACTTAGTAAAACCAGGTTGTCCTGTAATTTCAATTGTCTGTGATGGCAAAAAGAAATTACCCTGATATTGAACTTCAAATGTTGTACCAATATTACTGGTAACATCCATTCCCACACCAGATTTAGTTATCTCTTGACCAGCATCATTATTTAAGTACGTGTCAAGATAAGTTCCCAAGTTTGATGAGAATGATGTTTTAGTTGACTTTGATCCAAGATCTGGCACTTGAAATTGATTGTCAAGTAATGTTGTATCTGGTTTTTTATATCTACAATTTATACCTGTGCCTAAAATTGTTGCTAGTTCTGGAAATACCTCTGCTTGATAAACTGAACCATCACATCTCAAATAACCAGCAGGAAGAGTTTGCAATAAAGTAGGATCCTCTGGATCTGAAGAATTTAATTGATCAGACCAGTTTATAATAGAACCAGTAAGAGTTCCTAATTTTCCCTTTTCTTTTGAATATAATACTGCCATTAGTATGCTCTGATGATATACAGTACGACTAAGGATGGTGTGTTAGGATTAATCTGTACGCTCAATCCTCTGTCTACATCTATTGGTTCTAAGTTTCCAGTAGTCATATTATTTATGAGTATAGTACTAGGCAAATTCATTTGTCCTGTCGTCATTGCAATATCAATGGTGAAATGATTATGAGATCCTAATGAGTTAGCGGTAAAAGCATCACCACCATGATTTAATGTAGTAGGATATGGATAATCTCTTCCTACTGATTCTGGAGGTACGCCATAATAGTCTCCCTCATCAGTAGTTGGAGGAGTTACACCACTACCTCTTCTTGCTATCGGAACTTGATCCGATTCGTAGTAGTTACGTTGTCCTAAGTATGTGCCAGGTGGTGGAAAAGGAGCAGTAACACCTGGTTGCTGTACAGGTACAATACATGAGTTATCATCTTGATATGATTGCGTTTGTCCATATGTCTGTACTGTCCTAGGAACTGTTGGCACTGCTGGAATCACGTTAGAATCTTGACCAAAATGACGATGCACGTTCATTGTTGGAAGTGAATTTACAGCAGAATCATATGCAGTCCATGTAGTTGTGCCAGGTTGAAATCTATCTGCTAATGGTTCATCAGCACCAGCACCTCTATCTGATCCCGTTGAATATTCTGAACTTGCAATTTCAAAATACCCTGCATCAAACGGTCCTAGATAACCACCACCAAGTTCTACTGATGGATAGAAACTACCAGTGGGTCTTGGGTGTGTATGTGTAGCAGT